GGTAAACGAAATTATCACCACCGGATACATCGCCATAACCCAAAAACATGACTACGACCAAAACCCGGACTTTCACAACGATGACACTAAGTCAGAATACCTTAAGAAACACAATCTCAGCCTTCTGCGACCTTATCAAGTAAAAGCGGTTGAATCTATCCAAAACGCTGTACGCAATGGTGCTAATCGTTTCCTGTTTGAGATGGCTACAGGCACCGGAAAAACCCTTATCTCAGCAGCGGTAATGAAACTCTTCCTTAAGACCGGAAACGCTCATAGAGTCTTGTTTTTGGTTGATCGGCTCGAACTAGAAGATCAAGCCCAACGCAATATGGTAAAATACCTAAAAAACGACTTCACATCTGTCGTCTATAAGGAAGTTAAAGAAGATTGGCGGAAGGCGGAGATAGTCATCTCGACCGTTCAATCCCTCTTATCCGGAGACAAATACAGAACTCATTTTAGCCCCACAGATTTTGACTTGGTGATCTCGGATGAAGCGCATCGCTCCATTGGCGGTAATGCCAGAGCTGTCTTTGAGTATTTTGTAGGTTACAAACTGGGATTAACCGCCACTCCCAAAGATTACATAAAAAATGCCGTTCCTGACGGGAACAGCCCCAGGGATTATGAGCGTAGATTGCTACTGGATACCTATGAAACCTTTGGCTGCAAAAGCGGAATCCCCACATTTCGTTATTCTCTGGTTGACGGTGTTAAAGATGGTTATCTGGTCAGTCCGACCGTGATCGATGCTCGTTCCCAGGTTACTACCCAGTTGCTTTCAGATCAAGGTTATGCCTATGTGGAACCAAAACCCCAAGGCGAAGATACCATCACTTACTTTGAAGAGAAAGATTTTGAAAAACGCTTCTACTCTCACAATACCAATGTCACTCTCTGCCGGACTTTTATGGAAAATGCGATGTATGACCCGATCAGCGGAGAGATCGGCAAATCCATCATTTTTACTGTTAGCCAAAAGCATGCCACTAAGATCACCCAAATCCTTAATGTGATGGCTGATAAGATGTTTCCTGGCAAGTACAATTCCGATTTTGCCATGCAGGTAACGTCCATCATCCCAACGGCTCAGCAGATGAGTATAAACTTTGCCAACAATAACCTCTCCGGCAGAGGCAACTTCAATTCTGATTACCGCAGTTCCAAGACCAGAATATGTGTCACTGTAGGTATGATGACCACCGGATACGATTGCACGGATATCCTAAACATAGCTTTGATGCGCCCTATTTTCTCACCGTCAGAGTTTATCCAGATTAAAGGCAGGGGCACCAGAAGGCACGACTTCTGCGAACAATTTATCGATCCCGCTCTTAAGGAGCAAAACCAAGACATGATCAAAACAGGCTTTATCCTCTTTGATTTCTTTGCCGTCTGTGAGTATTTTGAAGAGAAATTTGATTATGACCAGGTTCTTGCACTCCCTGCTTTCACGGAACGAACCAGCCCTCCTGCTGGCGGGGAACCTCCTCAACCTCAAGCCACTGGTGCAGAAATTCACACTCCTGATCCTCTGGCAAAGATAGAACGTAAGGTCATCGGTGCAGAGGGCATGAAGATAGATCGGATGTTCTTCCAAAAATTTGAAGAGAAGATCAAACAAGACCCTGTGATCCAGCAAGGTGTTGACGATGGTAAATGGGACTTTGTATTAGATTACATCAATCAAACCATGATTGATAAACCTGAAGAGCATTTTACCCTGGAGAAGCTGCGCCATTCTTTGCAACTTGATCGCAGGCTAACCCTCAGAGAGATTGTGGAGAAAGCTTTTGGCTTGATCCCAGGCTTCAAATCCAAAGACGAACTGCTTAATACCGAATTCGATAAATTTATATCTATCTACAAACCAAGCTCTGCCGACAATGTTCCGGCTCTCAAATACTACTTCAAGGCCTATGTGACAGACAACCGGTTGAGAGACATTATCGACCATAAAGACTATGCTGAACTCAATACCTATCCTCGCTTTGCCATGAAAGATTTCAAAGCGGTTAAAGATAGTTGGCGAGTAACCATCCCAGAATACATTAAGGACTATGTAATCCTTAATAAGTTCATGTAGGAGATAGATTGTTAGATTCAGTCACCAAAAAGAAAATTGACGATGCCAGAGACATTCTGGTGGGCAAAGTCCCTGTCCCCAGCTCACAAGTGGAGCAGATCACTATTGCTCTGATATATAAATTCATGTACGACATGGACAATGAATCCATAGAGTTGGGAGGCAACCCCAAATACTTTGCCGGAGACTTTGCCCAGTATGCTTGGAATAGGTTGTTCGATCAGAAGCTCAGTGGCGAAGGTAGGGTCATGCTATATCAGGATGCTTTGGCAAAGATACCCAATAATGCATCTATTCCTACTCTGTTCAGGGATATCTTCAAGAACGCTTTCCTGCCCTATCGGGACCCGGAAACCCTTAAGCTCTTTCTCAAGTGCATCGATGAATTCACCTATGAGCACAGTGAAAAGCTGGGCGATGCTTTTGAGTATCTCCTTGCTGTCCTCGGCTCACAAGGTGACGCTGGTCAGTTCAGGACTCCCAGGCATATAATTGACTTTATGGTAGAACTGATTGACCCGCAAAAGGAAGACAGCATCCTTGATCCCGCCTGTGGGACTGCTGGTTTCCTGATCTCGGCCTATAAACATATAATCAAGACCAACAGTTCCAACTACGACAAGAACGCTGACCCACACACCTTTACCATCCACAATACCCCCCTAGATGAACTGGTGATTCAAAACGGCAAGAAATACAATGGAGACCTACTCACGCCAGATCAACGCGCTTTCCTACATAAAAACCTAAAGGGCTACGACATCGCCTTTGAGATGGTGCGGCTCTCCCTTGTCAACATGTACCTACATGGCTTTAACACTCCCCAGATCTATGAGTATGATACCCTCACCAGCACCGACCGCTGGAATGAATATGCCAATGTTATCCTCGCCAATCCACCTTTCATGACTCCCAAGGGTGGTATCCGACCCCATCAGAAATTCACGATACAAGCCAAACGTAGCGAAGTACTCTTTGTGGACTACATGCTTGAGCACCTCACATCCAATGGTAAAGCCGGCATTATTGTACCAGAAGGCATAATCTTCCAGAGTGGGGGCGCTTATAAGCAGCTTAGAAAACTACTCGTGGAAGAGAACTACCTTGTGGGCGTGATCTCCCTGCCGGGTGGAGTGTTCAATCCCTATGCTGGAGTTAAGACCTCTATCCTATGGATCGACCGAGCTTTAGCCAAAAAGATTGATAAGATCATCTTTCTCAAGATCAATAACGATGGCTTTGACCTCGGGGCACAAAGGCGACCAATAGAGGCAAACGACTTACCTACTGCTTTCGCCAATGCGATGACTTATAGGAATGCAATACTTTCAGGGAATGAGTTTCATGCCCCAGATAAGGATGTGATCTTAGTGGATAAGTCAGTACTAGCGAAGAGCGGTGATTTCAATCTTAGTGGAGAACGATACCAATTAGCACAGACAATGCATAGTAAGTACCAGATAACACGTCTAGGAGATGTTGCTGAGTTTGTACGTGGGATTACTTTCTCTAAATCTGATCAATTAGAGAATGCAGGTAATGGTTCTCTGCCGGTAGTTACAACAAAGGCGGCTCAGGAATCAGGTATAGTCGACAAAGACCTTTATCATATTCCAATCTCACTACTTAAAGATGATAAAAAACTTCTTCAACCTGGTGATATTTTGATATCTACAGCAAACAGCCTGAACTTGTTAGGAAGAACGACTCTGGTTAACTCAGACGTTAAAAAGTTATCATTTGGTGCTTTTATGTCAGTCATCAGGCCTGGCGACTCAGTAATGAGTGAATATCTGATCAGAATTCTTAGATCAAAGGCTGCGTGGGATTATTTTAAAACGAATGCAAACACAACAACAAACATTTCTAACCTTAACCTGTCTACTTTAGCTGAGTTTCAAATTCCATTACCATCTCTTTCAGTACAGGAAGAGGTAGTTACTGAAATTGATTCCTATCAGAGGATCATTGATGGTGCAAAGCAGATATTGGATAACTGGAAGCCGCTTATCAATATCGATCCAGATTGGGGTGAAGTGAAAATGAAGGATGTTTGTTCTGTAAATCCAGAGTCATCAGATCCATCAGAATTGTGGGATGATTGGTTTACTTACATCGACATTGCTTCTATCGATAATTCCACAAATTCGATAGCACGATTAAATCGAATTTCCATATCAGAAGCACCATCCCGAGCCCGTAGAATTGTCAAACCTCAGGACGTGATAATCTCTACTGTGAGACCTAATCTGAAAGCCTTCTATTATTTTGATACTGTGCCAGATAGAACTATTGTTTCGACTGGTTTCGCAGTTTTGAGAGCAAACGATTTAATACATCCAAAGTACATGTACTACATGCTGTTATCAGATTATATGGTTGATCAGATGATATCAAGGATGGGTAAAGGTTCTTACCCTAGCATTAATCAAAGTGATGTGAGTGATTTAAATATCCCCTTGCCTGACCTTCAAATCCAACACTCCATCATCGATAAAATTGATATGGAACATGAATTTATTAACGGCTCATGGCAGCTTATAACAATTTATGAGCATAAAATCAAAGAACTGATAGACAATCTCTGGAATACTTAGTAAATGAGTGATATGGACAACGTAAAATGCCCAATATGTGAGAGACCAGACTGCCAAGTAAGTTTAAAATCTACTACTGCAGATCCTATCGATTTGTTCTTTTCTGGTCAGTGTAATTGCTGTGGTTTTGTTTATGTTAACAGGCTATTGGTCAATGATATAGTCAATAACAAAACAATTCCAAGAAGTGAATTTATTGGATGCTTGAAAAGGCAATCAATTATTCGTGAACAATCTGGCAATTCGTCTATTATGCCCATAAGGACTAAAAACGATCTCATGGAGGGTGTTATTCTGCCTTCTACACCATTACGACAAGTTGATATGCTAATTGAATACATAGCAAGCCATCAAGCCTCTTTATCTGATTTCGTGCGATTTGATTCTTCAAAAGACTATCCAATTTGCTTTGCTAAGAATGAATCAGATTTTTGCTTTATCGTGAAATCTGCATATGAGTTAGATTATATTAAGGGTCGAGGGAAAGATAATCCAATATTGGATAATGGTGGAAGGCTCCATCTTTCGGATGAGTTTCTAATGTTAACTCTACAAGGATGGGAAAAAGTACAGGAGCTTAAAGAACAAAGTCCCTATTCAAAGCAAGTATTTGTAGCTTTTCACTTCGATACAAATGAGATAATGAAGGGAATCTATTATAGTGCTATTGCTCCGGCAATATCGGAATGTGGGTTAATTCCGTATGTAACTCTGGATGATGATCATGGTAATAGCATAACGGATGTCATAATAGCTGGCATACGGAAAAGCAGATTTGTTATTGCAGATGTGACGGATGCAAGCCAAAACGTCTACTATGAAGCTGGATTTGCCTATGGGCTTGGGGTTCCAGTTATCCTCACTTGTCGTGAGGAAAGTGCAGAAAATGACATGAAATTCGATACAAGTCATATTAAACACATCCTATGGAAAGATGGGGAGGACTTGAGAATAAAATTAATCAATCGTATAGTAGCCATGGGATTATCTATACCTTCATGAAGAACAAAAGAGTATCCCGGGAAAGAATGCTAAAGCACCGTTTTGATAAAATGCTGTCTTATCTGACCAACGAATACAAGGTAAGATCTGAGTATGGTTTTATCTACGTAATCGCCTCAGTGATAATAAAAACTCTTTGGGCTCTAAACCTTGTTGAGTGGTTTAAAATCCTTTTCTATCAATTCTGCAGACTCCTACATAAGAAGATAAATCAAAAAGCAACTTATAATTGGGCGATAGACATATTCATTGTGTTGAAGTTCCTACTCGTTTTTCTGTTTATCTTCCTGCCCGAGAATCCTGTTAATCTCAGAATTGTACTGTATCTACTCATTATGAATGTTTTTACTTACTTCTACCACCATGTTTGGAGAAAACCAAGTGACAATTGCTCACACTGGCAGGCTAGGAGATTTCTAACTTTAATGCTTGCAATTGCTTTCAATGTATTATGTTACGTCTATTTATACTGGAATGGACTATCGAGAATTATCCATTGGCGAAATAGCGCTCCATCCACTTTTTTCAGTGTGCTCCAGTACAGTCTTTCCAATACGTTTCTGTTGCCTTGTCCCTTGTCGGTTGATAATACGTTCGGACTATACCTTCAAACAACTCAGCAAGTGATCTCGTTCATCTTTTTAGTCATAATTTTAAGCCAATCCATACCACAACCCAAAAAGGAGGGTTGAATGTCTTACCGTAATAAAACTTATGTAGCTTTCGATGCTGATACAGATATTCAGTATTATCGCATGATGACAGCTTGGAAAGAGAATGATAAAATCGATTTTGATTTCCATAATGCTCATGACCTGAATAATCTGATGAAGACAAGTTCAGAAGATACTATTAAAAGAAGGCTTAGAGAACGTTTAAACAACACTAAGTCTTTCGTTTTGCTTGTAGGTGAACACACGAAAAATTTATACACGTTTGTCAGATGGGAAATTCAGGCGGCTATTGACTTGGATATTCCGATTATCTGTGCAAATTTAAATGGATTAAAATCTATGGATTCTGGTTTATGCCCGCCTATCTTGAAAACTCATATAGCGCTTCATGTGAAGTTTGGAATGAAACCTATAAAGACGGCTTTAGATGCGTGGACATCTGAGTATATTGCCAAACAGCGCTCTGAAGGTAAAGGCGGTCCATATTACTTACCTGAAAGTGTGTACCAGGGGTTTAAGGCTTAGGATAAATATGCACATGAGCCCTCGAGAAAGATCAGCATTGTTGCAAGCGAATGTAGGGCTGTACCCAGATTTCTTTTCATACTTAAGGGCATACAAATATGCTTTCAAAGCACTTATAAAAGCTACTGAGGATAAGAATTGCTCAGTAGACCTCATGTCATTCCCAATCCTGTTTATTGCAAGGCATGCGTTAGAGATTGGACTCAAAGCCAATATCCGGTATTTAGTGAAGTACACAAATAGTTCCCTGGGGTTTACTAAACTGAGCAACTGCCACGACATTTCAAAACTCATGATCGAGTTTCAAGACCAGCTGAACCTGGCTTTACGAATTATTAAAGAAAAACATCAAATAGAAATTGAACAAACAGCTCAGGCGCAAATGGAAAACCTCTTAACATGCCTCAAACAACTAATTGATGGATGTAATAATTTCAAGGGCCTAGGATTGATCGATAACAAATCGATTAGTTTCAGGTATCCAACGGATAGAGACAACCAACCTAGTATCGATCCGTTTGAAGTTATCTCTTTAGTGAAAGTAGAGGAGTTGTTTGATCAAGCGATAGTCTTGCTTGAGTACACTCCTTCAGTCCTTGGCGAGTACATTACTTCGGTAAGGT